TTACTCCCTAGGTGACCGTAACTAGGGAACGTTTTACAATCGGGAAAATCACATCTTCTACTTTTAATATCTTCCATACCATCTGATTTATGCTTATCGCATTTAGTAGCTGTTTTGTCACTCGAGTAACCATAAACTGGTTGTATTTTACATCCCGGAAAGCTGCATTTTTTATCTTTGACGTTTTCCATGTATTTTGATTTATGGTTTTTACATTTAGTAGCTATTTTGTCACCGGATAACCCGAAACATGGATGTGTTTTACAACCAGGAAAATCACATCTTCTATTTTTAACGTTTTCCATACCATCCAATTTATGTATACTGCATTTAGTGGCTGTTTTACTACCCGGTAACCCAAAAATTGGTTGTGATTTACACTCCGAAAAGTCGCATCTTTTATTTACTATATCTTCCATACCATCCAATTTATGCTTGCCACATTTAGTAGGTTTCAAGTCACGAATTAATCCAAAATATGCTTGTTTTTTACATCGTATCAACCCTTCTATGTGATCACATCTTGCCATATTTACTTATACTTAGAAATATTTCTTTAAGTTAAAACGTAGATTTTTTTACTTAAAGAAAGGAGTGGGCAAAAAACCACTTTTATTGATACACTGCTCTGGTATTGAGAACCTTTCTTGTTTTTTCAATCGTAATTATTTTAAACAAGAATGAATTTTGATACGTAGATGTTACGTCGCCATTAGACTCGCCGAAATCAAAAAGAGTTCCGTCAGGTTTTCTTATAGTAATTGTTATATTATTTAAACTTGCTAACGGTGTTTTAAAAGTCAAAACATTTCTTTGTAAAACTCCCAGTTCGGCTTGGATATGAGCAGCAGTGGTTGGTTTAAGATATAAAACTGCAAACCCGTCGTTTGTGTTTTTGTTTGAGAAGTGAATATGATCTAAACCATCTACGTGTAAAATAAGATATGGAAGTGATAAAGGAGTTCCTTGGTTAGCCACTGATGCAGATACTACTTCAATAGAGTGAATGTTTTTAAACGTAACATCTGCGTCTACTCTATAGCTATTCACTTTAGGGTAGGCTGTCACGTTTCTATCCGAGGAGTTAATACATAGATATTCTACATTTTGTACATATTCTATATCTGGTGTTTGCACATTACTTTGCGATTGAAATGGATAATTTTCAGGTACTGTGTAGTTAACTTCTCTTGGCATTTAGATATACGAAGAAAAAAAAATATTATTTTCTTCGTATAATACTAGAATGAAAATAACAATCGACGAAGCTACATTTAACAGAGCACTTAGTCTTGGTAAATTAGAACTTGCAGAATGGTTGATAGACCAAGGTTGTCCATCTGACAATTTATGTTATATTCAGAATTTTGATATAAAAGTTCTTGAGTGGTTGAATATGAAAAATATTATTGTACCAAAGAGTTGTTTAAGTGATGTGATAGATAAGACTGGCGATATGAAAGTAGTTACATGGTTTCTAGAAAAAGGTGTCTTGGTTGATATGGGATCTTTGTTAGCATGTATAAGAAATGAAAGAAACGATCTCTTCACGATTCTTGTCAAAAAAACTAATTTAACACTTGGAATCGATGCTTTTAAAACTGCTATAATGGCAGAGAATCTAGTTATACTTGATTACCTCAAAAGTATAAACTGTAAAACCGACGAGACAGTAGTCGAGATAGCTATGAAATATAAGAAGAAATCCAGTTTAAAATGGCTAGTCATGAACGATTTCTTCAACTGAGAAGAACTCTCGCCACCCAGCATCGGTCTTTATACTTATTTTTTCTTCCAGATTTACTAACTGTGATACCTTTATAAGACGCTCGACCCCGTCGTCTCCTTTTATAATTACATGTTTGTCTTCATCTAATATGTAACTGTCACAATTCTCGGGGTATACCGAGTGATGATTAGTTTCAATGTAATCTTTTGTCTGTTTAATCATCGTCCTCCCGAAATAAGTAACACTTGCAGCAATCGGCCTACATCCGAAAGTCTTACTCCCTAGAATACCGTAAATACTGTTAGCGGACACCTTAACAGCCAATTGTGTTCTGTTGTAAATTTCTTTTAATAGAGGAGTTTCTGCCAATTTCATTAGTTTTTTATATTTTTTTCGTTCGTTGTATAACTCAAGAAGTAGATCTGGAATAACTGTTTTTGTATTTTTAGCAAATGTTGCTTCTTCTGTGTCTGAAAATTTTACTGTAAAATATTCTACACCTGAAAGGTTCAAGTAATTAGGGTCTAATACGATACTCGTAGCACACAACCCATGAGCTCTGATGATAGATGGATAAAGACCTTCAAAATCAACGGTAGTAACTACGTTATAAAGCCCTGGATTATCTATAGGTAAAACGGTAGCTCCTTCAAATGCTATTTGACCTTCAGTGTATTCACAATGTGGCATAAGAAACCCTTTTCTTTTTGATATCATATTAATCTGACTTAAAGCTTTTATCTCTTGTCCTCTTTCGATGAGCATTTTTATAGTAACATACGTAACATTACTCATAGATATTTGCGTCTGTAGAATATGTAAAGTGTCTACTAAAAGTTGAGGCAAACGCGTATCTTGAATACAGTAATTTCCTATACGTCTTATGTCGTCTGGGTCTCCTGTTTCATATGCTTTGAAAATATCAACAACACTCACGGGATTCTTTTTCTCTCCAAGATATTTTTCTGAAATGTTGTCGAGTTTATAACTCTTCTCTTTAAACTCTCGTTTTACAAAAATCAAGATATCAAAATTGATAACGCCTGGTATATCAAGACGTTTATACTCGCTTTTACCATACGCACTTGATGAAAAGACTGCTTCTTTTATTTTTGCCTGGTAATCTACCAATCTACTCAGTTTTCCAAGTTCTCGAGATATACCTAGAATATTGCATCGTACACTTACGTAATTGTCGTCAAACATATTTCCATTATAACTATAGATAATGTCTGGATCCATTCCACATATTATTTCTATCCATTTTAGTAGTAATTCCTTCTCGGTTTCACACGAATGAACAACTATGTTTGGTTCAGTGATCGGCGATATGTTCTTTAATGTAACAAGATGCTTTACTAAGAAGTCATCTGAATTTACCCTCTTGAAACAAGTAGCTATTTGATAGATTGTGTTAGTATCTAACTCTGGTACTGGAAACGGGTAGAATTCTTTACCGTCTTTTTGCTGAGGTTTGCTGTAAGTTTCTATATCATAGCTTGCTTGTAAAAATGGATTATTGTAATTTTCAAGAGATGGTAAGATTTTAGTGTAATCGCACTCGATATTTATCTGACATCTTGAGCTTTCATCAACGTAGAATTTAGATACAGATACATGGTTTGATGGCTGTATGCTGTTAAGATGAAAAAATTTAAGCATTGGATCCATGTTACTATCATACACGGGCATATACAGTTTGTTTTCTTTACCGAGAGCCTTCATAGCGTAAAGGTAACCCTTCATACCTTTATGAGATGTAAACACCATTTTTACAAATCTCTTTTTTTCTTCGTTGCAAAATCCATAGTAAGGTATCCAATTTTCAACCAAGCAGTCCTTCAGGATTAACGTATTTTTTATATAGTAATTTATAAGATTTTTCCCGTTAGTTTTAGTTGATTGTAATTTTGATATATGTGCTTTAAAATGTGCCATTGACCAGAATGCTGGTACCTGTATGTAGAAGTAAGGTTTGAAGTTTCTAACTGTACAACATACGCTATTACCGTCTGCGTCCGCTCCAAATGCCCTGATTACGTATTCGTCTGGCTCATCTTCGTCAAAATTTTCATCTGCTGGTACCCAATCTAATATTTGAAATTTTAGTGGAGAGCGTTCATCTACTTCTACTTTTTTCCTGTAGTAAGTCTCCATTAAAATTAGTTGTTTTTATTTCTTTAACCCTGTTTTACCCTTTACCAATATAATGTATGAGTTTTTGCATCGTATTCTGGCTGATAACCTCGCGATTTCATCTCCATTATCAAGTATTCTGCAGCTTTAGGATATATTCTATCATCACTACATGAACTTATTGTAAAACCTGATTTTCCTGATTTTAAAAAACTTTTTAAACATCCCATTGCTTCTTTTTTTACAAATTCCAGTTCTTTGTTTAACCGGATTTGCTCTCCTTTAAGTTTTTCAGATACAATAGCGTCATATTCTTTTTTAGTTGGAAAACCTTCTTCTACCATGTTACTATATGGTAGTTTTTTTTCTTTAAGCCTATGTTTTGTTAAGTTTTTCAGATACAATTGCGTCGAACTCCTTTTTAGTTGGGAAATCATTTTCCACCCACTTAACTAATGTTACCTTCTTTTCTTTAAGTCTTACCAGCTTAATGTACAAGTTCTTGTATCGTATTTTGGTTGGTAACCTCGCGATTTCATCTCGTTTATCAAGTATTCTGCAGTTTGCTCAATTATTTTATGACTATAGGAAAAAGGAATAATATCGCAATTATGATGACGACTATAGATAGTCATATCAGTCATACCAGTGTTTAACCTCTGTGCCAATCCCATAATGGCTCCTCTTTTTACACAACCCAGATTGATTTTAAACATTGTCGACACAATAGTATCATATTCTTTTTTAGTTGGAAAATCGTATTCTGCCATATCCACGTAACTAATGTTACTTTCTTTTCTTTAAGCCTACACTTTCATGAAGTAGAACATGGGAACTTTGCCTGATATAGACGTCATAGAAAACGGCATACTACGGCTCGTAGCCACGTGATACACTCCAGTTACGTTATTAGCGTTCAATACATAGTATTCTTGGTTTTTTCTAAACGAAAGAAAATCTCCAGTGTCGTCTCGATAGTCCATGTATGCTTTTATCTTGAACATAGGTTCGTCATTGTATAATTGCTTCTTTTGTTTTTTTTGCCCCCACCAGTTAAATTTTGGCGACTTCTGTGTTTCGTATAATGCATATATTTCATCTAATGTTTCTGCAGTAGTCATCACTTCATTGTTCTTCTTTTTGATATCAGAAATATGAGGGACAATAAAAAGACCCACGCTCGAGTCTGGTGTATACGGACTGTTCATTAAATAATAGTGTGGTTATTTCTTTAAGCCTATCTTCTTAAACTGTACACTTATACAGCTATAATGCCATGTCACACGACATATATTACAGTTTACAAAACATTCTCTACACGTAATAATTCCACTAAGACATCCGCATGTTGTCCAACATGAATTACGTTTTAAAACGCTACATATATCACAACATACTGTAATACGTATAATATCATTCAAAGAATATTTGAAGTCTCTCCTGTGTATAGCACGCGAGTGGGCTTCTGTCCATACCATTTTAGCTACATTTTCTCGTAATTCGTATGGAAGTTTATCGAATAAATCCATTTAATTTTTGTTTGTATAAAATATGCTTAGGATCAAGTGAATTGAAGTTGTTCAATGAGGTATTCGTGAGCAATATATATGTGAATTTAAGACGACACCCGCATGTTGTCCAACGTGAATTACGTTTTAAAGCGCCACATATATTACAACGTGTTGTAATATCATCCAAAGAATACTTGAAGACTCTCCTATGTATAGCACGCGAGTGGGCTTCTGTCCATACCATTTTAGCTACATTTTCTCGTAATTCATATGGAAGTTTATCGAATACATCCATTTAATTTTTGTTTGTTGTTATTTCTTTAAGCTGTACACTCTGCTTCTCTAATAAAACATGATTCGCACACAATACCATCGCAAGTTTCACAACCAGTACTATGTATTAGGCATGCGTTTTTTTCACAGATATGGCACCTCACGACACAATCCTTTTTTTCTACACAACTTTTTTCTACGCACCTGTAACAAGATGTATAACATTTGTTCTTTTCGCAACCAGGACATTTTTCACCATTACAACACACTCCACACATAGTTTTTTCGCAACACATACATGTTATTTGACAATCTATACAAACATCTACTTTACACAAGTCACAATACCATAACCATAGCCAGTAATCTACACATTCAACGCATGATACTTTGTCACAAGTAGCACACATTTTATAATTGTTTTTTGGATTACAATCTGAATTACAGTTTTTATACCAAAACATACCATATAAATTTGCCTTGTCTGATCCTGTTAAATATTTACCTATATGGATTACCAACTCTACAGGTAAATTGTTCATTGTATTTGTATGTAGCTAAGTCTTTAAGCTACTGGGTATTTACCAGAACAAAAATACCAAAAGTTCCATATCGTCGGTTTTATGTTTTCTACATTTGATTACAATATGCCATTATTACTTAGTTTCTTTAAGCTGTTACTACTTCTAATTTTTCAATACAATACCTGTAGTAAAAATCCATATACTGGTTTCCAGATAATAAAGCTTTGTTTAATGTTTTTTCACCAATTTTAAGGACTTCTTGGCAGTGCTGTTTACTTCTAAATTCTTTTACCAATGCGTCGTTTGCGTCATATTGTCCAACACCTGACTTGTATAAAACTATATCTGTTAGGTTATTTTTATGAAGAAATTCATCTTTGATTTCCTGTCCTAAGGTCTCATATAACACGTAGAAATAGTTGTCGCATATTTTATTATCTTTTACGTATTTATCAAGGTGTGCCACACTCTTGTATCCATTCAAAAAACTTGCAGATTTTCTATCTAAATATACATTTACTATTTGTGTTTTGTCTATGTTCATTTTTGCTATATACCCAAGATTATATATTTTAAACAGCTGTTTTGTTTCTGGTAAATTTACTATCTCATTGGGGTTTTGGTCTCTTTCGACCATGTTCCATCTATAGTCTTTATAGATAGTGTTTTCTCTATACGCTTTCATCAAACTACTTCTTGGTATTTTGAAATAGTTACATGCTTCACTCACGTTTTCATATACTTTTACCAGTTGCATGTTTTCTGGATTTATTTGTTGAACACGAGGTCCTACTGTAGTAAGATGTTCGTTGAAATTGTTTGTCGTATTCTGCTGTTTGTTTTCTTGGATCACTTTTTCTACTATTTGTTCAATTCTAGTGTAGTCGATGACTACTTCTTTCTGTGATTTCAACTTTTCTATTTCGAGTTTTAGATTTTCGTTTTGAAGTTGTATGTGTTGTATCTGTAGTTTTAAATTTTCTTCGGTAGCATAATGTGTATCGTCATATGTGTGGATGGTTTCTTGAATACTGTTCAAAATTTGTTGATAAGTCAATTCTTCTCCTATGATGAAAAGTTCATGTTCTTTTTCGTGATTTCCAAGATGATTATATCTGTACATAGCATATTTGTTGTGTAGAAATTTCTCAAGTCTTTTTGAATTTTTCACAGGAAAACAATCAAGTAGAACACATTCCGGATAATTTTTTTTATGTTCTTTGTATCTTGGTGCGATACCTGACCTGGATTCTCCAATTTTTAAGATATAACGATTTTCATCAAGTGTTTTCACTTTGATAAGATAAACAACCGAGCATTCCTTATTATATTCTTGAAGCAATACTTCTTCTTTTTTCAAGTATGTGATTTCTTTTACCTGTTCATCCATAGTTTCTTTTATCATGCTATTGAATACGTTTTCCAACTTTACGTAATATTTACGAATTTTCTTTCCATTTTCAGTTCTTGCTATCATACATAAGTTTTTAAAAGTATCAGTGTTTAACATTACTTTTTCTGGACTAGAACCACCGTGTCTTGAATCTTCCCGTCGAATGAATGAAGTTTTATAATCAATGTCTTCGGCGAAATTATTAATCAATGTTTTTTTTGCGTTCGCTTTATTGATGAAACCAATCATCTCGTAAACATCATTCAAATCTATTGGAAAATCATCAGTTGGATGATAGTTCATATAAATATACAAATTTGCAGCATACCAACGCTGCTCTTCTTCTTGAAAAGTTTCATTCATTTTCGTTACAAGTTTGTTTTGAATATTGATTGACATTTTATTGTTATTAGATTTGATCAATTCATTGAAATTTACAGTTTCTGGAACAAAAGTATTCATTTCTAATATAAATATCAGAAAATAATTTTCATATCTGGGCGAGGCGTGCGCCTGAAAAATATGCTTTTTTGTTATTGTGTTCGCAATAACGTCTACGTTTACTTCATTATTATTTGTTATTTTATTTGTAAAAATTTATACGTCCAGAAATCCTTAATATATAGTCAGAATTACGATTAGATAAGTTTATATCACCCGTGTAGGTGGAATGTTAAAATTAAAGATATTTTTTAATTTTAATGTTTTTACCTGGTGTTTTAGCTGGTTTATACTTAAGCAGCGTAAGCAAGTCCCCCCATTCCCGAAGTCACACGAAATACGTTGTAATTAACCGCGTACGTGTACAACTTCATAGCAGCACCGGAAGCAAGTGACAATTGCATGGTAGCATTGTCAATTCGGGACATGTTAACAGATCCAGAAGGTTGATGTTCTTCTGGCTTGAGAGCAAATGAGTAAACATAGATACCAACAGCTGGTCCACGGGTATGGTGAGCGTTTGGTTGGACCAAGTTGAAGTATCCAGCCTTTCGGGTGGAGAATCGATCTTGTCCGTTAAGCAATAGCTTAGCATCAACCAAGTGGTTAGCACCTGCAGATGAGAAGTCACCCCAGGTCTTTGCAGTTGCGTTAGAGTCGAGCTGAGCGACCCAGACGATTTCCTTACATGGGTGGTTGAAGTTGAGTTTTTGTCGGACAGCAGTCGAAGAGAATGCTTCAGATCCGGTGAATTGAAGTTGTTCAATGAGGTATTCGTGAGCAACTTGTGCGAATTGACGACGTTCATCGGTATCGAGAAAGACGTAATCAGCATATAGGGATGCGGAAGTAAGAACTGGAGTGGTGGTCGTTCCAGCGGTGGTGATGTAACAGTCAACAGCAGGTCGGAACTCAACGTTCACCTTGACTTCGTGGTATTGAAGAGCGATGAGTGGGAGAGCAAGACCAGCATTTCGGCAGAACCAAAATTGGAGAGGGACGTACAAAGTGTAAGCTGGGATCGAGGTCAAAGGAGACGTAACTGCGGTAACTTGACCGACCATCTTCTTGTAGTTAGGTTCTTGAGCAGCAGTGAGCGTCAATTCAGACCAGATGTGCAACCATTGTCCGTAGTGTCGGTCAATTCTGGCACCACCGATTTCGACTTCAACTTCCTTGATCATATGGTGACCAAGGTATTCGATCCATCCTTGGGTACCTCCGGTGAGGATTGGAAGTTCGACTTGTAGGTACATACGGTGAATAAGATCTCCGTTTCTTGAGATCGTAGCAGTGACCCTTCTTCCGAAGTCCACCGTTCCATTAACGATTATACCCCGTCTTTCGACGTATTTATCAGGATTTAACCTAGGGTCTAGATTCTATCTTAAGGAGGAGACTTCTCCTCCCAACTATCGTCGAATCGTTGAACTGCACTCTTGGATTTTAATTCTTTAAGATGTTTTAAAGCAGTATCATACAATATATCAGCTGATATATTTTTAGTTGTGAAATATTTAGTTTTTTCATTTGGATATTTAACACAAAATCCATTTTTGTGTTTTTGAATATATTTTTCATACAACGATTTTTCTACAACAATTGGTTCTTTAAGACTGTTCAATTTTTCCAAGTAGCTAACAGCTCTTTTAAAATTTTGTTCGTCTCCTGAACTTTTGTTTAAAAATCTTTTCTCTGGGCCCATGGGGTGGTTTACAACTCTATACCCAGTTTTACATCTTATAAGATACATGGGTAATGTAGGATTTTTAGTAGCTGAAAGTTTTAGTTTAGTTTCTTCTGAAACTATTCTTCCCTTTAACGAAGCACCTATTTTTTTCTTAGTGTCTTCGTGATGTTTTCCGCTACTTCCTCCGAGTTTTATGTTCATTCCATTTGGTGTTTGTGATTTGTATTTATTTATATATTCTATTTCCATCGTATCTAAATTTTCATCTAAGCATGATTCTAAAATCTCTATCTTAAAATGAAATCCCCCATATTTTCTTAGTGATTTGTTTAAAACTTTACAGTGATCTTTATAAGAACGGTTAGCGTCTTCTAAATGTTCCTTAAACCGTTTTTCAACGGTTTTAACTGTTTGTCCTATGTAAATCTTTCCAGATGGGGATGTTAATTTGTAAATTATACCCATTATTATAATAGTATAATATTATTTCTTTAACTTAATCGTTAGAGCTTGGCTGCTGATAGCCCAATCCTTTAAATTGTCACCATACCCAAGTTTTTTTCTTGGCCGGTTATATGTTTCCATGATAACTTTGGTATTAAAGGCTCTAAGGGGTTTCCAGCAATTTGATAGTTTCGCAAGTTTAAAATTTAAACTCACTAGCAACTGTATTTTGATGAATGATAACAAAACTGGCTGAAGTTTTTTTCATCAAATAGGAATACTAACAGTTTTTCCCACGACATATCCTATTAGTCATGGCTGGTTACTTTTCAACCCATAATGTTTAGGTTTGTTCAATTGCTTCAAGAGCAAAGTTAGTGTGGCGGCGATACACCACTTTAAAGAAGGTAATTTGCGGATTTCCAGAAATAAAAGCATCTTGTGCTCCGTACGCTACTAGTTGCATAAGTCCACCCGATTTTACCCCGTCTCTCGACGTATTTATCGGGACTTAACCCGGGGTCTAGAGTACACCTTAAACTATCATAAAGATGTGCTAAATCTTTCAAGTCCACTAACATCTACTCGTTGAACCTTCTTCATATCCTTGCATAACGGACTTAGAAGCTTGGCTGCGGATTATCTAATCCTCTATATTTTTACTATTGGGTACGTCAATTAAACGTGTTCCTTATAAAAGTTTCCTAATATAAGTAGTAATAGAGGCTCTAAAGAATTTCCCGCAATTTGGAAGTGTTGCCGTTAAAACGACTAGCAATAATATTATATCTTTTTATAGATATATAGGAATATTAACATTTTTCCCATAACATATCCTATTAGTTATGGATGATTACTTTTCAGACCCGGTGAGCCATTGTTTTGTTATACATTACTCTAAGAAAATAATTTCAAATTAATTACGGGCGCGTTTTAACTTAAAGAAATAAAACCAGAACTAATTATAATGACAAAGTGTATACACAAAGACTGCATTAAACATCGTATATATAATCTCGAAGGTCAGCCTCCAAGATACTGTAAAACTCATAAAACTGATAATATGATTGACACGTTAACAAAAAGATGCGCTTATCCTGATTGTAAAATTTTTCCAAAATACGGAAAACCTGGGACAAAAGAACTTTATTGTGTTTCTCATAAACTAGATGGTATGGAAAATGTTAAAAGTAAAAAGTGTTTAGATAAAAAATGCTCTACTACAGCTAAATTTGGGTTTCCTGGAAAAAAACTTGAATATTGTTCCTCTCATAAACTAGATGGTATGGAAAATTTAACAAACAGACGATGCCTACATGAAGAATGTACTAAACATCCATCATATGGAGTTGCTGGAGAACTTCCAGAATATTGTAAATTACATAAGAAAATTGGTATGTTTTATACAGCACACAAATCTTGTTTAAATAGTTCTTGTTCTACTAGACCTATATACGGATACCCTGGTAAATCTCCAAAATACTGTATCAATCATAAATTAGATAAAATGGTAGATGTAAACAGTACTAAATGTATAATCTGTGGTCTTTTTTGCGTTTCTAATAAAACTAATTATCTATGTAGCTCGTGTAATCCAAGTAGTTATCAAAAAACTAAAGAAGGTATTGTTAAAGAACTACTTGAAGAATACCTTCCAGATTTCAAGTTTATACACAACAAACAATTTAGTAATAATCTTTGTTTAAAAGAACGTCCTGACTTTCTTTTTGATTGTGGGAATTACAACTTGATATTAGAATGTGATGAAAACGGACACCTTGGTTATGATAAAGAATGTGAAATCAACCGTATGAGTAATATTTCGTTTGGTATCGATAAACCAACTAAATTTATAAGATATAACCCAGATTTAAAAGATGTCAGTGCTTCTCAAAAACACTTCGCGCTGATAGAAATTTTAACTAAGTGGTTAAATATGAAAATTCTAGAAGACCCAAGTCCTATTTATTTGTTCTACCCACAAGCTTAAAGAAATAAAACCAATATTTATCACAACCAATACTATGAACGCGAGCACATTATCTGCAAGAGGTTCTCCATACGTGGTTCTTACTTCCTATGATTTGAGAGGTTCATTGCCAGTTAATACTACAGCAGAATTTACATCTATTCCTAAAACCGTATTATATAGTAAAGTTAATAAAGAATTGGTAGATCTTGCTGAAAAGGTAGCTCAGTTAGATAACGATGCTTTATTATTCTGTGACTTTGTGGAAAATTCCAATCCAGATACTCTACTGGAGTCATATGAAAATCTATTAAAAGAACGATCACTTGAAATAAAGAAAGACGTAGAATCAATATCACAAAAAGACCCATTGTTTGTAGAACACGATGAGATATGTAAAAAACTCACAACACAATACAAGCAAGATATGAAGGATTATCAACTTAAATCAAATGAAATTATGAAAATAAAATCAGAAGTAGATTGTATCATATCTACTATAAAAACGGCTGTAACTCAGCCCATCGGCGAAGAATTTAAAACTTCATTGCTGAGTTTGCTACAGGAGAAATTTAAAGACTTGAAAGAGTCTAGTAAGTTAAAAGAGTTATATAAAGAATTGAACACAATTACTCAAAAACTAAATTTATTCGTATCATTTTTACCAAAGACATGTGAATGCTCTATTTGTAGAGATAAAGAAGTTAACCGTGTCATAGTTCCATGTGGACATACCTTCTGTGATACATGCGTTCCTAAAAGAGATTTAAATGAAAAATGCTTTACTTGTAAAAGTATCATACAAAATACACACAAAATACACCTGTCTTAGTTATTATTTACATAGTACCATGCAAGACGCGATGCTTCATCTACATTTAACTCAAGTTTACCTATTAATTTTATGATTTTTTCATAATCTTCTTTTTCAATATATCCTTTTAACTCGTCTGTTAACCCCATATCGGTTACCAAATCAGTGAATCTTTTTAGATTATTTTTAAAGTTCTTTTCTTCGTCAGGAAACACGTCTTCTGAACGGTAGTATTTTTCTATGTAAAATAATTCATCGTCGACTGGAAGAGGATTTGCGGACCATTCCATATGTGATACTGGAGCGACATATCCATTTTTTAGTTTTATACCGGTGATTATAGACGTGCCATTTACTACTGTTACTGAAACCGGTAAGAGGTCTTTATGTTTTTCTACAAGTTTCATAAGAGAAAGGTATTGATCTTCAGGTTTAAGTAAAACTATATCTTTTACACCTATTGCCTGTATTGAAGGGTTTACTGTAGATGGAGATACTGGTATATAACCACCGGTGTTAACACCTATAAATACAACAATACCTGATATATCCACTACTTGAGATACAGCAATGTCTTGGTAAATATAAGGAGCCATATCACCACCAACTCTACAACCGTTGGCCACCTTTTCACGTAATGTTGCTATTTCATCTAAACTGTAAGGATGTTCGTACACAGCAGTATTACCTTTTACTACAGTATAATATGCCGATATTTTTTCTACATGTCTATAGAATATTATACAACGGTCATGTATATTCAAGAATGTAGAACAATCTACTGTATCATCTTCTAAAAAGATCAAGATATCTACTTTACAATAAAGAGATATTGCTATTAAGACGTCAGATATTGATTTCTGACTATTAGCCTTCCATGAATTTATATCACCCACTTTTATATATTTATTGTAATTTATAGATGACAGAGCATCTACGCTTTCAGATAAAACAGAAGAACCGTAGCATGCAGCTATATTTGCGACAAGAGTTCTTTCGTTTTCAAGTTCTTTTACAGATAGTATAGCATAGTTTGCAGTTAGATTTTCGCTTAAAACACCAATTAACGTTCTTTTTTTCCACGCCGTGATTAATGTAAATCGTTTTAAAGGGTTAACGTTTATTTTTGCAGCATTAGCTGCTATAGTAATATCAGTTGTGTTTGTATTTTGTTGGTTCTGTTTTGTAGTGTAACAACAGTTTGTTTTATTATGTACTCCGTGGTATGGATAAGCCGTAGGACATTTGAATCGTCTTGTTCCGATAACAAGAATGTCTTCACCTGTCTCCTCGTCTGACTTCTTGAGAAGAATAGGCCTCCTCTTCTTTTCACAAGTTTTTGAATCTACAACCAGCCCAGCAACTCTGAGTTTTGCTACGTTACTCATTTTTCTTGAAGTTACCTTGAATAGAGTATCCTTTTGTATTTCATTTACTTCGTTTAAATCTACGGTTATTTTAAAGGTGTCTTTTGATGTAATTATTGGTTTAAAAATACCAATATCTTGAATGTTGATTAAACATGGTCCTTTTACAGCACTTAGATTGTGATCTTCTCTTGTTTGTATAGATAGGTTCTTTTTATCTATACCGTCAACAGCGACAGTTTCAAGTACTTCGACTTTATAGATATTCATTATCATTTTAGTGTAGTATTCTACTCTATTTTCAACAGCAGCTGAAAAGGATTCAATATCTTTTAATGCGAATTCTTCACCTATAAAATTCATCTTCTGGTCATTTGTAGAATAAGTTACCTTATTTTCACTGAAGGAATCGTTAGGGAAATTTATACTTAATTTATTATTTTTTATATCAATGTTTAAGAATTTTGCTATACTCAGCATAGGTATATAACCTATAGACGTCGGATATATCACCTTTATAGCTACTTGATTTATAGCTTCCTGTACCATGTCAGACGATACGGTATTGTTTGTAATTTCTTTGTAAATTTCTGTTACATCTTTTACTATCATCGGCATTTTTTTCTCGATGTTATTATTATTAAGTTTATTTGGCTTTACCTTCATAAAAACGACTCCTAAATTTGAAATAATACATTCTATTGTAGATATCCCGCTTGCGAATAAACATTTTATAACTCCTTGGTTTAAGACTTTAAAAACTTCAGAATTACCAGGTACATGCTCTGAGTATAAAAATTCCTTTATAGCCTTTTTTTGCAAATCATATAAGCCTTCTTTTATAGATTCGGGAGGATTTCCGTAAAAAGTTTTTGCTATAACTACGTCTTTATCTAAAATTATGTTTTTATATACATCATCAAGATCTACATCAGAATTCCAAGGGGTGTTTAATCCAGATACTGAAAATTTAGTTATATAGGTTATTGCAGATTCTTCATCTACTTCGTCTTCGTCCTGAGGTTGTTCAATATTTTCAGTCCTTTGAATAGGTTCCTGAACAGTTTCTTGGACTTCTTCAAGTGGTTGAGATTCTATAGCATCTATTATTGCCCTAGTATCTTCTTCATCCGTTCTTCTGTCGTTTATATATTCAGAAACATTGTATAGCTGAGTATCTGTTAATCCTATATAACCTCGAGATACGTATTCAAGTCGTGTTTTTTCATTCTCTTCATAATCATCTTCATTGTATTTGTATTTTTTACTTCGTAACTCGTCTACTAATTTTACTATAAAGATAACTTCATTTTTAGCTTCATGTATTTTTATATATGTAGGATAGAATTCCGGATGATGGTTTGTTTGGTTCCATATAGCTACCTTTAAATTTTCATCTGAAACGTTAAAAACATTTACACCATTTAGAGGTCTCCAATCACCCCTTTGCACTTCTACTACAACGACTCTTGACATTTAAGTATACATCGAAAAAAATTATAGAATAAAATCCTACTTAAAGACAAAAAGACTGAATAATCTAAGAATGACGTCAAGACCTGAACTAACACAAACCTTCTGTAAAGTTTTAAAAAGTTTTTTAGATGATATGTACGCGTCGTATCCAGACACGTCTTTGTATATGTTGATAAAAACAACAGAAATGATGATAGCTGCAAATCCAGCTTCTGTAGTTGAAAATTTTATGTTTTGCATAGAACCCTATATCGAAAAGATAAAAAATAAGGATATCTCATTTTTTTTAGATGGTGGTCTCGAGAATAGTATAAAAGAAGGTCCTTATACATTTCTGCTCGATGAGTTAAAGAAAATCAGCAATATCTGGAAAAATCCAAAGACGTCCAACAAGACAAAAGAGAGTATCTGGAAATACTTTCAAATCTTGGAAACCCTGGGTACAAAGTTAAAGAAATAATTATTATATATTGTAAAGGTATATGGAACCTATTTTAGTACCAAACAAAGGTAGGTATACTGTCTTCCCAATTGATCATCCAGACCTATGGATTATGTACGAGTATGCTATAGCAAACTTCTGGACTGTTGATGAAATTGACTTTTCAAAAGACTTGAATGATTGGGAAAAGCTGAATGATAACGAAAGATTTTTTATTAAAAACGTGCTTGCTTTCTTTGCTGCAAGTGATGGTATTGTGAATGAAAACTTGGTGTTGAATTTTTACAATGAAGTTCAATTGTCTGAGATGAGACAATTCTATGCTGCACAGATTCAGATGGAATCCATACATGGTCATTCTTATAGTTTGATGATAGAAACGTATGTAAAGGATAGTGCTGAAAAAATGGCATTGTTTTCAGCCGTAGAAAACAATAACGCTGTTAAACAGAAAGCAGAATGGGCTATGCGATGGATTACTGAAGGAACTTTTGCGGAGCGTTTGCTTGCATTTATTATAGTAGAGGGTATTTTCTTCTCTGGTAGTTTTTGCGCAATTTATTGGTTGAAAAGCAGAGGTATTATGCCTGGTTTGACAAAGTCAAACGAGTTCATCAGCAGAGATGAAGCATTGCATTGTAATGGTGGTATTGTATTGTATTCTAAACTTGTTAACAAGCTGTCTGAAAAAGAAGTGCATAAAATTTTCAAGTCGTCTGTTGAAATTGAAAAGGTGTTTATCACGGAAAGTTTACCGGTTAACTTGATTGGTATGAACCACGATATGATGAAGACTTATATAGAATATGTAGCAGATTACTGGTTGGTTAAACTTGGATATTCTAAGATATATAATTCCAGTAATCCTTTTGGATTCATGCAGTATATATCACTACAGGATTTTGGTAACTTTTTTGAATGCAGGATCTCTGCTTACAGAAAGGCAAATATAGGCGTATCGAAGGAACAGAACACGTTCTCTTTAGATGAGGATTTTTAGTTTAAAGCAGTTTTTGAATCTTAGCAACAAGCGCATTCATCTCAGAATCACTTGACGCTTTTCTCTTCTTTGCTGCTGGTTTCTTAGCTTTTGGTTTCTTAGCTGCTGGTTTCTTTGTCAATACCAAGAGTTGTGAATAGTCGTTGCTCATTTTTGAATCAAAACCAGGAAACAATCTAATTATTTCTTCTTTCACACTTTCGGATCTATATGTAAAAGAAAGTTTTTTGCATTTTCTCAACACTGGTAGATTTTTCGAAGCTGATACATCAGACCAATTAGTAAAAACAATTTTAAGTTTCTTAGAAGCAGATATATCAATAATTTTATCAAATTCTCCACCAGAAATATTTTCATAATCTTCTAGATTTGGAAGTTTAACTTGGCCATGTGGCCAGTCACTGACTTCTGTATCTTTACCTATAATTATATCGCCTCTATTGTCGATAGAAAACATTTTAATAGAAGACAGTGGTACCATTTTTTGTTGTATGTTAAGATAACAAAAAAAACAAATTAATCTAAGTCTCTTACTTATACGATAAACTGTTTGCGAATATACGCTTATTTTTCATGACAAATTCCTTCTGGTTTTCTTGTGAAATTTTAAGCTCCTCGAGTTTTTCTAACAGCATCCTCTCTTTGCTTTGCTCGAAAGTCAACTCTGTGTTTACAGGTATATGAACCTTTGCTGTGTTCACAAGGTCTTTTAGTTTTTTTTTCGTTATTTTTCCAGTGTTTTTTTTGTTTTCTTTGATAAGAGAATCTATAATTTTGGCGTCAGTGTCCATTAATTTTTCCATATCACTATTAGTTATTACGTTTTGCTTCATAAGTTTACCGTAGTTACCATTTCCTTTATCAATACTATTTATCATCTTATCGCAGTAAGTACTTACATTTACATACAGATTGTCTGCATTACAAGGCATAACTTTTTCTTTTTTCACAAGCTGATTTTGTATTTTCCCGTCTTTTTGTAATTTAAGGAAAAATGCATTAAATTTTTCCCGGTCAAATTTTCCCTTAGTTTTCATCGTGTCCAACACCTCTTTTTTATAGAAATTTTCAGCGCTATAAGACGTAGACAACCCTTGAACCCTCCCCATCTCTTTTTTGAAATCGTCGAGGTGTAAGTCATCGTCTACAAAAAGTTCGTTTCGTGTTGCTTGGTCATCAAAGTCAATATCATAGAAATTTCTGGCATAACCTACCTCTTCAGATCTATCAGCGTTTTTAATTTCCTCAAATGTAGCGGTAGGTGTATCTATACAGTTTTTGATGATACAACGATAAGCCAAGACTACAAGTTTAAATTGGTATTCTGTTCTGCCTTCTGTTTTGTCTGGGTGTAATATCAGCGCTTTTTTCTTGTAAGCTCGTTTTACTTCCTTGGAGTTAGCGTAATGAGTCACTTCTAGTATCTTATATGGATCTAGGCCATGATCGTTAAAAAAATCCATTGTAGTATTTAGAATATAAAATAAAATCGGTAGGTTTTACGAGGTCTTGAAAAAGGTAGAGGTTTTTAGTTCAATGAATTTCGTTCTTTTATGAAGTCTTGATTCTTTTTCTTTGTTGTATATATTTTTCATTTTTTCAACTACTGTTTTACGGTCTGGTTTGATATAAACTTTTACTCTATGTCTCTTGAGATCGTTTTCTGCGATTATTTTTTTTCTTACAACGAGATCTTCCTCGGTTGCTTTCGTGTGAATATCGATTGTATATTCCATCTGTGCTTAGTACTACGACTAAGATAAAACCACTTTTCTCACAAATCGCAAATAAATTTGCTTACATATACACAAAATCAAAACTAGCGTTCATGTCTTTTTTAGACGGTTTTGGTAGGCCATACGATTGCCCTACTAACGGGTTTCTTGATCCTCGTTTACAAACAGAAAGAATGTCATCCAATACTCTCTTGATCAAAACATGGAACTTCTTGAATGCTTTATTGTATTTTTTACGATATATTCCACCTGGTAACGTAACAGCAAACGAATGGATATAGTTGATTGCTCGTTGACCTAAAACTTCCGCCATTTCAAACATCTCCTTGTGATTTTTGATATTGTTAGCTATCGTCTTCTTCTGAATGGGTCCGAAATTTTGCCAAGATTCCATTTCACCTTCCTGGATATAACGATAATCATTTTCTAATTCCTTTTTGATACGTAGTAATTCGTCTGTAGATTTGATAGCTTTATAATAGGAATCACGGTTATATATTCTAAAGTCTCGGATATCGTAGAAAAAGTTTATCATGTCTGGATAGATGTAGAGGTATTCTGGTTCCTTCATGTTTTCGTCCTGTAGTAAACTAACTAACTTGTAGTGTAGTTCCTTGTTGAGATTACCAATATCGTTTTCTTTTACATCTACAATGTACATTATTATACAAATAGCTACTGCTATTGCTACTATGAAACTAATATCTGGGACGTAAACAGCGTTGAAAAAGTATACTACAAACACTATTACCATAAGATAGTATAGTTTGTCCTGATTAGACATCTTATTGATGTATTCGGTAATCATCACACCACTTACAGTTACTGGGTAAAATAATTTCTGTAAAAATGACTTAAAGAGTTGATTGTATAAATAGTAAATGGATATTTACAATAAACTATCTTGTGAATTACAAGAGATGATTGCTAGGCGTTTCTGGACCGATGCTGACATGAGGATGATACATAGGAGATTATATTTTGAATGTATAGTAGATATCGAAATGTGTTTCAAGAGATATTTGATGCTGAGTACAAAAGCTCATAAACTCGGGATATATCCACCTGTTCAGATTGATCGTAGTTTTATCTGCTGCGACTTAAGTACAAAAGATGATAGTTGCTATGAGTTGGATTGCCAAGACGCAATAGGAGTAATAGGCTTAAAGAATATTACATATTACTATGTAAATGGAAGACGTTGAGGTATTGAGAGTATTTACTGATGGTAGTTCTTCTAAGAACGGGAAGAAAAATTGCACGTCCGGATGCGGTGTATTCTATCCAGATCAGGATGTTAAACTTTCGTTAACGTCGCAAGAAGCTTCCGATAAATGCGGTATAGAACTGGAGGGGCACTCAAATAACATAGGCGAACTACTTGGTATTCTAGTCGCTTTGGTTCATGTAACAGATAAAACAAGGGAATTGATGATTTATACGGATTCAATGTACTGTATAAATAGCTTGTCAGTTTGGTATAGGAATTGGAAATTAAATGGATGGAAAACTGCAGAAGGAAAACCTGTGAAAAATAAAAATTTAATCATGAAAATTCTTGAGGAAAAGACCAAGTTCCGATCAGTGTTCCTTGTCCACTCACGTGGACACCAACGCGAACCTCTTGATAAAAGTTCTGTTGAGTGGTTCCTTTGGTATGGGAATGATATAGCCGACGAATTGGCCACAAGAGCTGTCCATGGTTCGAATAAAGCTTAAAGATATTTTCTCTAATACTATTATATGCGGGTTGTTAAACGAAGTGGACGATTTGAAACACTATCTTTTGATAAAGTCATGAGAAGGATTAAAAATTTAGCTACTGATAAAACTCTTGGAAATATCGAAGGAATTGACTGTGATATCATCGCGCAAAAGGTAATTCAACAGATATATGACGGAGTTACTACAGAGGAATTGGACACTCTTGCTGCTGACATTTCAATTGCAAAGAGCATCGACCATCCTGGGTATGGAGAATTGGCTTCGAGAATTATTGTGAGTAACTTACACAAGAGTACTCCACCTACTTTTACCGAGGCGATGATGAAGCTTCATGATTTAGGAATACTTAATGACAAATTTATGAATAATGTTCTTTTACATGGAGATCTTATCAATGAATCTATAGTACATGAAAGAGACTATCTTCTTGACTTTTTCGGGGTTAAAACTTTACATAAGGGTTATCTTCTATGCGAACAGACTGTAAAAAGTAAACGCGTAATTGAACGTCCGCAATATATGTGGATGCGTGTGGCTGTCGCTTTACATGGAGAAGATTTTGACAGTGTTATTGAAACATATAACAATCTCTCTTTAAAAAATCTAACACATGCAACACCTACGTTATTCAATGCTGGTTCTAAAAAAGAACAATTATCTTCATGTTTTTTAGCAGAATTTTCAGATAGCGTAGATGGTATTTTCAAAATGTACGGAGACGTTGCTCAAATATCAAAACACGCTGGAGGTTGGGGACTTACACTGTCTCGTGTAAGAGCAAATGGTAGTATTATTAGAGGTACTAATGGAAAAAGCGATGGTATTGTTCCTCTTCTAATAACATTGAATTCCGTCTGTAGATATATAAATCAAGGAGGCAAACGCAACGGTAGTGCTGCTGTTTTCTTAGAGCCGTGGCATGCTGATATTGAAGCTTTTCTTGAAATGAAGAGTAACGTGGGTGATCCAAACCTAAGAGCTCGTGACCTGTTCTATGGATTATGGATACCTGATCTTTTCATGAAGACTGTTGAAAATGATGGGGATTGGTATCTTATGTGTCCGGATGAATGTCCAGGTCTTGTCGATGCTCACAACGAAGTATTTGACAAATTATACAACAGTTACGTTGAAGAAGGAAGATATAGAAAGGTTATCAAAGCGCGAGACCTTTGGGAAAAGATCTTAGTCTCACAAACAGAAACAGGAACCCCGTATACCATGTATAAAGATGCTGTAAACAGAACTAATAATCAAAGTAATCTTGGCACGATTACGTCATCGAATTTATGTTGTGAAATTATGCTTTATCATGACCCTAATGAATATGCTGTGTGTAATATTGTAAGCATCTGTCTTGGAAATTGTGTAATTAACGGGAAGTTTGATTACCAAATGCTTGGTAATTTAGCCCGAATTGCTACTATAAATCTTAACAAAGTTATAGATAATAACTACTATCCAGTCCCGGAAACAAAAGTAAGCAACAATAAACATAGACCTATCGCTATAGGTGTACAGGGTTTATACGATGCTCTTGTAAAGCTTAGAATTCCGTTTGAAAGTAAAGAAGCATTAGTTATCAATAAAAAGATATTTGAATGTATCCAATATAATGCTCTCATTACTTCGTGTAAATTAGCAGAAATTTACGGACCATATGAATCATTCGAGGGAAGCCCTGCAAGCAAAGGTATATTCCAGCATAATATGTGGGGAGTTGATGAAAGTAAATTGACGTATGACTGGCCTCTTTTACGTAAGTTGGTAAAGGAACATGGGCTGCGAAACAGTACATTGACTTCTCTACCTCCTACTGCTTCTACTGCTAATATTATGGGTAATACCTCAAGTTTTGAGACCATTACTTCAAATTTCTTTACAAGAACAGTGTTAGCTGGAAACTTTCCTATTGTTAACAAATACTTGGTAAATGATTTGATCAAGTTGGGTATGTGGACCCCTGAAGTAAAAGACCAAATTATCGCTGATGATGGAAGTGTACAAAACATAAAGGGTTTACCAGAAGATATCAAAAAATTGTACAAAACAACATGGGAGACTTCACAAAAGTTTACAATCACAGCTTCCGCTGAACGCGCACCCTTTATAGACCAGACACAGTCATTGAATATTTTTATGGCTAATCCTACTGTTGCTAAATTAAGTAGTATGCACTTCTATGGATGGAAGGCTGGCTTGTTAACGGGTATGTATTACTTGCGCAGCACTGGGATTACTGCTGCAGAAAAAATCACAGTAGCAGCAAGTAACACAGTTACAGAGGTACTTGCTTGTTCAATCGATAATAAAGAGGCGTGTATGATGTGTGAAGGGTAGGCTTAAAGAGATCTAACTATATAAGATTAAAGTATGATAACTCCGTGTTATAAAACCGCGTGTACTTATTTAAATGAACTATCGTATATATGTGAAAAAATAAATCTGAACGACGTTTTATCATTTGATTTTCCAAGTTTTCTGATTAATAGTAACAAAGAAGAAGATGGTAAATATATACTTAAACGCGAAGGCGATATAGCAAAAAATATTACTATTTTAGGCCATGGTATAGATAAATGTGAACTCTATATTTCAGGAGCTTTATCTACTACTTTTATCAATAATAATCTTGATAAAACTTGTCTAAAATTAAAGTTGAATTTGATGTTTGTACGTGTACAGTACAATTGTATTCAGCTTAAAATAATAGCATCTAAAGTTGAAAATGTATACATAGAATATTCCGTTTTACCAGGCATTCTCAGAAAAAAAATCTGTCAATCTGATATGATTCTTCAGGATAAAAAGAATCATGATTTTCAGGGAGATTTGATATATCGAGATGGGTCGTGTTATTTCAATGAACCTACTATACAAGGAGAAACATACTTGCGTATTTAGAGCAATAAATTTTTAAAATAATTTTGTTTATTTTAAAAAAACATTTACTTCATAACCATTTCACCATAAAAAGTGTTTCTGGTGCCCCATCCAGTCTTTCGCGAACATCAATACTATACCCAAGTCCTCTATACCATTTTTTAAGCTTCTCTTCTGGTAGAGATTCTAACTGAATTAACTTTATTTCTTTAGTTGTTTTTATTTTTTCTTCTGCTGTTTCTAGTAGTAATTTTCCTATTTTACTATTGAGTCTGCTACATACTACTTCAATATATCCTATTCTAGATTCGATATTTATTCTACATACAATAAAACCATACACGTGATATTTATCTTCAAGTTTTTTAATAGATCTTCTACCGATCTGAGCTACTGTGTTAAAAGCTATATAACCAAATGATGAAGTAGATAGTTTGGAATTTATCCACTTCT